CCGCCATTTTCTCGTAAGTCAAGTTCTGGTAACTGTCCGCCGTCAGCTAACCTTATAACTCCCCCGTCTTTTACAGGAGTTACTACATCAAACTGTGGTAGTTGAGCTAGTTGTTGTTCTTTTCTTAAAAGTTCGTCTAATATGATAGCTTGTAAAGGGTCGGTCATAGCTAAATTAGTGTCTACCGCACCCGTACTAGGGATACCTGGAGTAGGAAAAGGACTTATAGCCCCCTGTAATCCACCACCACTTTGACTAGCCCCTAAAGAACTGCTAAAATAATCTGGCACTTGAAACTGTGTACGTCCACCCTCTTCATCTTCAGCCCCTGATACTCCTAATAAACCTGCAACTAAAGCTCCTTGTTCTAATCTATTAAGGTTTTGAAAAGCATCACTAGTTAGTGATGTAGGTATTTTGCCTGTACTTAAAAATGTAGCTAAATCAGAGCCAGCACCTTGAAAAACACCTGTTATACCACCTGATATTTGATTAGCCGTCATAGGTGAGCCGAACTGTATTCTGCCTGTGTTTTGGAATAAATTACCCGCCGGATTACCGCCAGTTATGCCAGCACCAGCTAGTAACTGACCCCCTGCAAAGACTTTACCAGCACTACCTATACTTTTCTTTAAACCTCTGCCTTCAGCTAATGAGCCTATACCTTGACCTATAGCAGCACCTGCTGGTCCACCGAAAGCGAACCCTACTACGGTGGCTATGTCCCTGACAGCACCTTTGAGTTTTTTCCCTAACTTCTTCAAAAATCCCATGATTAATCTATTATAAGGGTAAAAATCAAATAATTATAGTAGTATCTCCTTTGTTAACTACGGTAACTTTACCTACTGAGCCTAACGCCTCAAAGCCTTTAGGGTTACGTGGGGTTGAAATATTTTCCCATTTATTACCCGTATACACCTGTAAAGCCTCAATAGTTGTGTTCCATATAATACTACCCGCATTGAAATTTACCTTATTTAACGTTTCTCCATCTATTTGTCTAATATTATCGGGGTCAAACTGACCCAAGTTAAGTTCAAGTATTCTTACTAATTTATTATAGGTTAAGGGCGTTACGCTATCACCTAACTCTAACGGTAAATTAGTCGCTAAAAGTTTACTCATCTTCTACCGTCACCTTGGATATCCATCCTAAGTAAACCTAGTCTCCACCCTGTATCATCATTTGCGTTAGTATCATCGTCATCTGATTCTAAACGTATAACGGCTTGTCTACCTCTAGCTCTAACGTGTGATTGCTTAGTGGAACTGCTTATAGCGTTAGTGCTTGAAGTGCTTAATGACTCACCTGGAAAATTTCTTGTTTTTAAAACTATATTAACTTGACCCCCGTTACTATTATTTAAAAATCTTACGTCTGGTATTATTCTGCGTATAAAAGCGAAGTTATCTCCGTCGCCTAAGTCAAAGTCACTGCTTTCTATAAATACGTCGGTCATGGGGCTACCGTCATCGTTATAACCGAACTCATGTTGATACAATATACCGTTAGATACTGCTCTGGGGTAATTAACCGTACCTTGATCTAACCAAGCTGTACGTGATATTTGACCATAAGTCCAAACTCTATCAGCATAATCGTAAACTACGTAGCGGTCAATCTCTATACTATCAGCTGAACAATAAAACCAACCTACTTCATCAAACTCATTATTAGTAAAAGCAAAAAATTTAAAAGCTTGGCTACTGTTTATATCATCAAACACATAACTTAATACGCTACAAGGTAATTTTTGTACGTTACCGTTATAAACATAAAAATTATCATAACCCATCCAAAATACGCCGTTAGGTGCTACTACTGCCCCGTTAGGTGATATTAACCCACTAGCGTTATTAATTAAGTTTAAACCGAAAGTAAAAGGCGGTCCAATAAATTGCATACTATATAAAGCGGTGTCAGTCCAAATTAATACCTCTTGTCTAGCTTTTACTCCTCCTACTATTAAACTACCTTCAGATAATCTTAAATCACCCGCTGTATTAGTTAGTAAAGGTTCAAACTCAGTTAAACTTTCTTGGTCACCAAAAGCTACTAACATAGGATCAGGTACTCCGCTACGTGAACTACCCACTATAGGGTCAGCCCCTAATACTATAATATGTCTATCTGTTTCAGAAACTAATACTTGATTCCCTACCGTAGGTGTTAAATTACTACCGCTTAAACTAGAGAGCTCTACCGCTCTAGTAGTTACGCCGTTAGTTTTATCCCAATAATAAATACTACCACCCCTAGCGTTTATCAATAAATCTTCACCAAAATGATCATGAGTCCATAATCTTAATTGATTAGTAATACTTAGTGATGTGTTACCGCTCCATGTTCCTGCTCCCCATGTACCAGAACCGAAACCTGAACTTTGAATATAAACGTCAAGACCTACGTTTATTTGATACGCTCCCACTACACTACCGCCCCCGTTACCGCTATCACTAGAGTTAGCTGTTACCGTAGAACCTGAAGTATCTTTAGCTTCTATAGTGTAACTATTAGCATCTACTATATTTGCTATTTGATACTCTTGGTTTAAAACTGCTGCAGTTATGTTACCGCCTAAACTAGAAGCACCGCTAAAAGTAACAAAATCATTTTTTACTGCTCCGTGTGCTGTATCTGCTACAGTTATAGTAGCGTCGCCGTTAGTAGCTGAAAACGTTACGTCACCTGCTGATGTAGTAGAACGTATGGGTGTAATATCGTTGAAATTTGCTCCTTCCTCAATATAATATTTTAAATGTGTGCCTAAACCTAAAAGTTTAGTACCGTCTAAATCGATCCAACTCAGTAAAGCTCTACATGTGCCTAAAAAAGTATTTAAGTTATCTTTTTGCCAGCCACCTATTTTTTGTGGTAAACCAGCGTTGAATCTAACTTTATTAACATCAAACCATCCACCCTCATTAGAATAAGCCGTACCTTCACGCATTATTCCGGGTCTGAAGTTAATTTTATTTATAGCCATTTACACCTCGTGCCACTCTTTACCTTCAAATAATAAAGCTTCGGCTTCACGTCTACGTATTAAACCTTGTTTTACTTCGCCCCCCGCTTTATTCCATCTTTTTATTTGATTAGGTACATCGTCCCAATCTTTATTATTTAACTTTTGTAGGAGCGTGCTTGAAGATAGATTAGATGGTCCAAGATTATAAACCCAAGAAACTAAAGCATCAAACTCATTTTGTTTTAAGTCTGATTCTACCATATCGTTTACATAACCTTCATATTCATTCATTTCTTCAGTGAGTAGTTTATCAGCGTCTTCTTGTGTTATAGTGTCTCCTTCTTCTACGCCTTTAGTAGAGCCGTAACCTATAGTCCAGACTCCAGCAGCACACTTGTACGCTTCCAGCTCACAGCCCTCGAATTTTTTAATTAAGGCTATACCTTCTTGTGATATTTGCATTTTACTCTCCTTTATCGGGGGAATGAGATGCTCCGAAATAAAACGAAATAATCGCACTCGCTAACCCTCCTAAATATCCTAACACTAAATTTATAAGTGCTTCAGAGTTTTGTTCTGGTGGCTGTAAGGTGACTAAAAATATATAACCTAAAAACCCACCTATGGTAAACAACCCTATTATTCTAGCAGTCCAATCTTTACTAAACATACCTCTGGCGTGTTGTTTGTCTTGTGTTTCTAATTCAAAAACTTTAACGCCCAACTCTTCCATTTGTACTTCAAACTCTTGTTCTGCTTTTTTAAGTTGAAGCATTTGTTCTGGTGTGGCATTTTGTATTGCTTGTTGTAAAGATTTTGGGTCATTTGATACCCCTAAAACATCAGCTATTTTATTCATAGCCATATTACCTAAAGGACCACCCATGGCTGAGCCCAACGTGGGAGCTACTGCCCCAACTATATTTTTTAGTAAGCCTTTCATATAATTCCTGTAGTTACTACTGCTATAAATAATGCGCCTATAAAACTAAATACGCCAAAGGTAGCCATTTTAATAGTATTGTTTATAGAACTTATTTCTTGCTTAATATCAGCAAACTCGTTGAAAGCAGTTTTCCAACGTTCTGCGTTTTCTTTTTTAGACACCGCTAAATCTTTAGCTACATCTTGTACTGTAAGAGTTTTCATGTACCTACTTTTTTCTGTGCTGCTTTATGTGATTCAGTGAAAGTTTTACCATTACTCATCATGTTTGCCATCATTTTCATGTGTTTTTTAGTATGATGCACTGAATGCTCTTTCATTAAGTTTTGTTGTCTAGTATTGAGACCTGATATATCTACGCCTTTGACAGTAACCTTTTTAGTTTTACTGCCAGCTTTACCACCATCATTAAGTTTTAATCTATTTATTTTCATACTTACCTCATTGTGTATATGTTTAAGTAATCTTTTTTACCTTTTACTTTTATAGGTTCTAATAATTTTAACTCAAAACTAGAACTTTTTTTAGTATTATCTCCTATAATTAAATCTACACCTACTTCTTTAGTTGCTGACTCGAGTCTGGCTGCTGTATTAACTGCGTCACCTATAGCACTATAATCAAATCTAGTGTCACTACCCATGTTACCTATTACAGCTTCTCCAGTGTTAATCCCTATACCTATAGCTATACCTAAATCAGCTTTTTTCATATCATTTATAATTTTTAAAGCTGTATTAATAGCTCTATCTTCATGATTAGGTAAGTCTATAGGTGCGTTAAATATAGCCATCATAGCATCGCCAATGTATTTATCTACCATACCTCCATATTCTTTTACTGCGTTTGACTGTATAGTTAAAGCTTGATTCATTATTTTAGTAACTTCTTCAGGCGGTAAAGTTTCAGATAAATTAGTAAAACCTCTAACGTCAGTGAATAAAAAAGTACAGCATCTTTTTTCCCCGCCTAGTTTTAATAAACTAGGATTATTCTGTAATAGTTTTACCTGACGTGGATCTAAATAATGTTCAAACTGTTTTTTAATTAATAAACGTAATTTATATTGCTCTCTAAACCTTAGGTAAAAAGCTACTGCCCCGCTAACAAACTGACTAATAAGTGTCCAAGTAACGTCTATAAGCATACCTTTACTAATTAAATAGTACCCTCCTAAAGCCGTTACAGACGCTGTAAGGACTCCTAATACTAAACCCCACGTTATGCCTAAATAAAATAATAAGAACCACACTAAGGTTACTGTTACTAATAAAGTTACTAATTCTACAGCTAAAGCCCAGTCAGGTATGTAGGGACTATTTTGTATTAATATACTTTCAGCAAGTGCTGCTTGTATTTTATGTGGCTCTAATAAACCGACAGGCGTAGCCACTTGTGGCATAACGCCGTTAGCGGTAACACCCACAAAAACAAACTTACCGTTTACGTTCATCTCTTGTAAATTAGTTTCTGATGTGTTTACCCAGCTTACCCATTTACGACCTAAACTGTCAGTTTTAACTGGTGGTAAACCTCTGACCGCTATTTCTTGTATACCGTTATTATTAGTGGTGATTATGTAAGTAGGGGTATTAGTTAATATTTTTAAAACTTGAGTCCCAAAAGAAGCTGACCAACCATCAGGCGTTTTTAACAACAGGGGGATCCTCCTAACTAATTGATCAACTTCTACGGGAGCTATAGCTATACCCTGTAAAATATTATCATATGCTGTGTAATTTTCTTTTACTCCGCTGACAGATAAACCACCTACGTTTGACCCTTTTATAACTGTTCCTGTAGTTTTAGGGTAATTACCGTTAGGTGTTTCAAAAGTAGCTAATACACTAGGAGCGTAACCTAAACTCGCAGCAAACCTTGAGTCCCCACCTAATCTATCAGCTTGAGGAAAACTAATTACCCAACCTACACCTAGAGCACCTTTACCTAATATTTCTAATTGAATATCTGCTAATCTTTCTCTAGGTAAAGGGTAGCCTCCTTCACGCTCTATATCTTCTTCAGTTATATTTAATATAGTAAAATTACCGCTAGGTTCAGGAGTTTTTATTAGATAATCAAAAGTTTTTAACTTTAATATTTCAGTAGGAGTACTTTTAAATATTAAAGGTAAACTTAGTAAAAGTATTAAAGGTACTATAATTTTTTTCATATTAATTACTTTGTTTTATAGTTATTACTGAATCACCACCACCGTTAATTTTTACTGTATTTGACACTCCATCTTGTATAAAAATAACGGTATAACTACCTTCAACATTTAAATCTACCCTAGCACTTTCACTTACTTTTCTACGTAAGCTAATAACTTGACCAGTAATTAAAGTAGTGATTTGAGTATTAACGTCTTGACCTATCAAAGTTCCGGTTATATTAATACCTGTAGCTAAAGCTAATTGATCTTCTTCTTCTTTTATAGCTAGCACGTCAAGTATATCTAGTAAATCTTCTAAAAAATTAACATCTAAATAATTAATGTCCAACTCTGTAAATTCTAAACTATTATCTTCTAATAAATCTTCAGCTAAATAGTCTATATCTAAATCATTAAAATCTAAAAAATTATTGGCTTTTACTACGTTAGATTCTTCTGTTAACACCTGTTCTTCTTTAGGAGGAGTGACTATTAACATATTATCTATAATTTCTAAACTAAGATCTAGTATAACAGGTTTACTAGGAGCAGACTCAAAAACGTTTACTGTTGTGGCTTGATAAGGTTTATTAAGTATTACTGTGCCCATAGCCGTTACTACTTCAATTTCACCACTTGACAAACCTAAAGCATCTGGGAGAAGTATAATTAAACTTCTACCTAGTTCGTCAACAGTAGCAGTAAAATCTGTACCACGAATCGCTATATTGGCAGTAGGCGTGCTAAGTTTTATGTTTTGTTTATCTATACGGTTTAGATTACCCGTAATAAATCTAGCTGTACCTAAAGCAAAGTTAAGTGACATTTTTGATTTACTAGGGTCGGGGTCATAGATATACTCATCTATAAATAGTTGTGAGTGTTCAGTTAGCTTTACTATAGATTTATCAAGAAAAGTAATAGCCATTCTACCGTTAGTAGTGATAGCTTCATCATTACTTTGTATAGCAAATTTTAAACCTGCTTTATAAGGTTTATCTCTTACTATTTGTGCTGAACCATTTAGTTCAGATATATCTCCTATATCAACAGCTTGTGCTTGTACCTTGGTCGTTTTGAATGACGCAAACAGTACCGTTATTACCGTTAGAAATAATCTTGAGCCAGTCATTATCTTGTGTACTCAGTTGTTGTATGTTAAAAGTTCTGCTGTTACCAGTTTGATCTAAATAAAAATA